CCTCCTTAAGCCCAAGCATTTTCATTGCCTCGCGCACATTCTCTATGGCGCAGCGCAGATGATAGTTGCGGTTAATCTTGTCGCCCTTGGCAACCACGACATGATCGCGTGCGTTCTGGAGCGATTCCGCCAGTTCATAAAGATCAATTGCCATCATGACTTCACCACCTTGACGCCGATCTTTCCCGGCGTTGCGGTGATGGCCGTTGCGGCGATCTTCCAGAGGTCAGGCCGATTCTCCATCAACCAGCGGCATCCGGTATCGTCTACCTCAACCTTCATCTTGAGCGGCCACGCCTCCATCGGAATGAAGCCCTTGATGGTCTCCCAGACGCCCATGTCCACCTTTCTATAGATCGGCTGGCTGAGCGTCACCTTGTACGGCTCGACCTTGTGCGTAATCGAGCCTTCGTCCTTTGCGTCCAGTGCCTGGGAGATTTCGTCTTCGATCTTGATGCGGGCCGCTTTGGCTTCATCCTCGCGGCTTTTGGCTTGAAGCCAGGCCCCGCAAAGGCCCGTTACGTTGCTGCTCATGGCAACTCCTTTCCTCTCAACGGAATGGCTTATTGCATATTTCTGAAATGCGTGCAATAGAAAAAATTGCAATCCTCGCACACAGGAGAATGACCATGCTATCCATCGAAGAGATTCGCGCCCGACTTGCCGGGGCTGATATTCCCGAGATCGTCAAGGCCACCGGCCTTTCCTACAACACCGTGAAGGCCATTCGAGATGGCGCTCCCGGCGCTCGATATGAGACGATCAAGCTGCTCACGGAGTTTTTTGGCGAGAAGCAGCCGTGAGGGTACTGGTCGCTTGTGAATACTCTGGCACGGTGCGGGATGCCTTCGCTGCCAGAGGCCACGATGCTTGGTCTTGTGACCTGCTGCCGACCGAACGCCTTGGCAATCATATCCACGGAGATGTGCTTCAGCATTTGCATCGCAACTGGGATTTGATGATCGCTCACCCGCCTTGCACTCATCTCGCCGTTTCCGGTGCTCGATGGTTCAAGGACAAGCAGATCGAACAGGCCGAGGCACTCGATTTTGTGCATCGCCTCATGGACGCGCCTATCGAGCGCATTGCGCTGGAGAACCCGATTAGCGTCATCAGCAGCCGCATCCGCAAGCCAGACCAGATCATCCAGCCGTGGCAATTCGGGCATGGAGAAACCAAGGCCACTTGCCTTTGGCTCAAGAACCTGCCGAAACTGACGCCGACCAACATCGTGGAAGGCCGAGAGGCACGCATTCACAAGATGCCGCCGGGGCCAGATCGCTGGAAAGAACGCAGCAGGACGTTTGAAGGCATCGCACAAGCGATGGCTGAACAATGGGGAGGCCGTCCTTAACATGACCATCATTGATAGCATCAAGCAGTACACCGAACTCGGCTGGTATCTTGTCCCGATCCCAGCAGGGCAGAAGGGGCCGACATCCTACGGCTGGAACCAGAAGGACAAGGCACTCACCGGACAGGGTGCCATTGATTTCTACTCAAGAAATCCAACCTGGAACGTCGGCCTCATCCATCAATGGACCGGCACTTGCGCCATTGACATCGACCATATGGAATGGACGCGGATCATCTTCGAGGGGCTCGGTCTTGATCTTGACGCCTTGATGGCATCAACCGCCAGAATCCGGGGCCGGGAGGGGCGAGGGAAATTGATCTTCCGCGCCCATCGGGATGATCTCTCCCGGCATTCCATCGCATGGCCGAACAAGGATGGCCGTGGCAACACAACTGTCTTTGAGCTTCGCGGCGGGGCGGTGCAAGATGTGCTGCCGCCGTCGATCCATCCCGACACGATGCAGCCCTATGTCTGGGAAGGGTTGCCCTTCGACCAGATTCCGATCCTGCCGCGTCAACTCCAAGTCATGTGGGACGAGTGGGATCGCTTTCGCCCGCAAATGATGGACCTATGCCCGTGGAAGGTCAGGCCTGAGTATCAAGCCCCGGTTCGGGTTCGAGCACCTAATCCCGGCACCTCGGTGATCGATGCCTATAATGCAGCGCACAATATCGGTGAACTGCTGGTCAAGTATGGCTACAAGCGCACCGCACCTAATCGGTATCTAAGCCCCAACAGCGGGACCAAGCTGGCCGGTTGCAACGTCTTCGACAATAACACGGCGTTCAGCCATCACGGTTCCGATCCGTTCGGCAATGAACACGCCTTCGATTGCTTTGAGCTTTACCTACAGTTCGAGCACGCCGGGAACATGAGTGCAGCGATCAAGAACGCAGCCGCCTTTCTCAACATCACCACCGATCCGAGCCATGAGTGGACGCCCGAAGCGAAGGTCCAGATCGACCACGGCAAGGCGGCAACTCCCGGCGTGCTGCCTTCCAAACGCACCACCAGCGTCACGCCCGACAATCCGCTGGCATCTATCCCGGCGCACCTGCTTTCGATCCCTGGCGTGCTCCAAGACGTTGTGCGGTACTATGAGACAACCGCTATCAAGACGCAGCCGCAGTTTGCCGTGCAAGCCGCGATTGCCCTTGGTGCCGTTGCAATGGGGCGGAGATGGACAACCAGCCAGCGCAACTTCAGCAACCTGTATCTGCTCAATATTGGCGAGACAGGTTGCGGCAAGGAACACGCCAAGACGGTCATCGAGGCCATGCTTGATGCAGCCCAGCTAGGGCATCTGCTAGGGCCAGCCGGTTACACATCAGCCAGCGGCGTCTTCTCGGCGCTCATCTCCCGGCCTATTCACGTTTCCGTGATCGATGAGTTGGGCCGCACGCTCAAGTCTGCCGCCAATCGCTCGATGCAGCACAAGGCTGATAGCCTCACCGCCATCATGGAGTGCTTCGGTAGGCAGGATGGCGTCTTGCGGCCACAAGGATACGCCACCATCGGCTTAACCAAGGAACAGGCAGAGGCCTTTGAGAAGGTGATCAGAAGGCCTTCCTTGACGCTCCTAGGCATGTCTACGCCATCGGAGTTCTATGGGGCTATCTCAGGCGGTGACATCGCGTCTGGCCTCCTGAACCGCTTCCTCATCGTCAAGTCTGAGATCGGCGTGCAAATGAGCCAGGAGCGGCGGATCGTGCCAATTGGCGACCGCATCATCGGATGGCTTCAAGAACAGGCACAGGCGCACTCTGGGGCCGGAAACCTGACTGGCACCAATACCTATGACATGCCGCCAGATCCCGTCGAGGTGCCGTTTACAAGGCCAGCAATGGACATCCTGCGGGACTACGAGGCCGAACTGGTCGGAGCGATCAAGAGCGAGAACGAAACCGGCCTTGAGGCGATGTACAACCGCAGCCGCGAGATTGCCATGCGGATCAGCCTGATTGTCGCTAGGTCATTGCTAGAGACCGAGATCGGCCCGGAGCCTATGCAATGGGCGATTGATTATGTCAGGTTCTACAACCGCCGCGCCATCGCCATGTTTAGGGACAACATGGCCGAGAGCAGCCATCAGGCGATCTGCAAGGCCGTCATTGCCAAGCTAAGGTCTTCGGGTCTCAAGGGGCTGACAGAGGCAGAACTGGGCAACCGCATCTCTGCATTCGATGCCCTGACGCTTCGGGACCGGGGCCAGGTGATGGACAAGTTGGTTGCCGACTACGGCATCCAATGCCGCCACACGAACAAGGGCCAGCGGGGAAGACCTCGCATGGCGTGGTTCATCCCGGCACCTGAGGCCACGGAAGATTGACCTAGGGACATGTGCTAGTGGCAGGGCCTCGGCGCGATCCGGGGCCTTTTCTTATTTAAGGGGCCTTATTCGAGGGCAGGGCGTCACCCGTAAATGGATCGTGCAAGTGCTTGATGTTGCTAGTGTTGTATATATATAGAGAGAATTATACTATTTATATATATTACAGTACCACCACCCCACCACCCACCACCAGCCACCCGCCCGGGACTCCCCTTCCGCCTTCACCCATAAATCATTTAATTGCCTTTAATGCCGTGATTGGCCTAAGCCATTGAAAGCACAAGCTAATCTGCTATTCTTTGGCGTTTTTGGTGCTCACGGCTATATAGGCCGTTAATTAAAAGCCTAGCAATTTCAAAGGCTTAGTATTGGCATTTATCGGGATTGCGCTTTCTTGCACTTTTCTGCAACATGACGCTTGCAAGTTTCTGCAAGGCATGGGATAAGAGGACATCAACAGCGCAGGGCAATCCCGCCACTGCACAGCCCAAGGAGGGCAACATGCTTCTCGCTTCTTTCGCTTCCTACCGCATCCTCGCAGACCGCGCCGATGGTTCGGTTCTCGAATGCTTCATCTGGCGCAAGTCGCCCGAGGCTGGCATCGAACGCGCCAAGCGCGATGCGGTGGCCTTCGGGTTCGCTGGCCTCACCAACTTCCGCGCCGAGCCGGTTGCCTAACCCGAGGGGCCCCGCGCCCCTCACCCACCCACCCACCCAATAGGAGCCAACAATGACCACCGCAGCCGACATCATCGCCAAGGGACACACAGCAATGGCCGAACTCTCCACCCGCCCCCGCAAACCGCCCCAGACCGGCGAGGAAGCCACCCTCGTCATCGAGGAGATGCGCCGCCACACCAAGTCCAAAGCCGCCCGCCTCCGCATGGCCGACATGGCGATCAGCATCGGCAACCTGACGCCCCGCGCACGTTCGATCTGGATCGTCTATAGGGCAGAGGAGGCCTCGAAGTGACCGACACCGAGTTCACCAATCTGGTCAGCACAGCCATTTGGACCGCACAGAACGCTCACGCAGCAGCCCTTGCCGTTCACGCCTTATGCGTAGCAAAGGCCAAGGCAGAAGGCATGAAGCCAGACATCGAGGTCGCCATCCGCGCCCCCGGCGAACCCCGCCACCATGACGGGATTGATTGCTGGTCAGTCTGCTTCGAGGCTGGACCCTACGAATGGGCAATCGACGCATCGGTCCACACCCCATTGAGCCGCGTCATAGCTGAACCCTACTACGGATTCGATCTGAGCTTCTACAATGCCTAAGCCCAGTGGACGTCCGCCCAAGTATCCGTGGCGCACCGTCGAGATCGGCGAATCGTTCTTCGCTCCCGGTCGGAGTTCAAAATCGCTCCAGCACGATGCCGCCCGCTACTACCGCCCACGCCGCTACACTTGCCGCAAGATCAGCCTGAGAGGCATCATCGGCACCAAAGTCACGAGGACCGAATGACAGCCACATGGACCCCCATCGCCAAAGGCGACCGCAAGCCCGAAGGATGTGTCCTCGTCACCTGTACCTACGAGACGAGCAAATTCGAGCTTGCCATGTTCGGCGGCCCGATCAAAACTTTCCACCGCATCCGCATCGCCCGATGGAATAAAACAAGCCAACGGTGGCACGATGACGGACCCCGAGGCGAGAAGCTCAATAACGTAACCGCATGGATGCCACTTCCGGAGCCATACAAGTCATGACCGACTTCGCCGTCAAAGTAACAGTCCGAAACGCCAGACTCCTCCGCGCCATCAAGGCTGCAGGGTTCGCCACACAAGCCGATCTCGCCCGCTTCATGGGCAAGTCTCCGCAACACATCAACGCGATTATAAATTTCCGCGAAAAGCCCATCGCCAACGGCGACTGGTCAGAACTCGCAATGGACATCTCCTCCGCACTCCGCACCGAGCCGGAAGACCTCTGGCCGCACCACATGCGAGACCTGCTCACCGCCCGCAACTCCATCGAGGCCGAGATCGACGCCGAGCAACTCGCCCAGATCGCCGCACCATCGAGCCTGGAAGTGGACAAGCCGCTCCTTGCCAAGCTGGTCGCTGCCATCACCCATCCACGCCGCCGCGCCATGATCGAAGCCCGCTTCGGCCTCACCGGCGAACCGGAAAGGACGCTCGAAGAGATCGCCAAGGACTATGGCGTCACCCGCGAACGCATCCGGCAGAACGAATTGAAGGCCTTCCGCGAGATGAGGGAAAAGGCTAGACGCATGGGCATTGAAGTGCCAAAGCATCCATATCGGTATTGATCCCCCTGCGGTTTACTCCTCCCGCCGCAGTAACTCAGCCCCGCCCTTGTGGCGGGGTTTTTTTTGCTCTATATTGCGCCGCATGACACCGGACGAACTCATCCAATGGCGCACCTCCGTTGCCCTATCGAAGCGCAAGGCAGCAGAAGCCCTTGGCCTCGCACGCAACACGTTCCGAGCATACGAAACCGGCAAGCAGCCGATTCCGCGATATATCGAACTTGCCGTTAAGGCAGTCACAAAAACCGACAATAAAAAGGACAGCAATGCTGACCTATAAGCTGATTCCAACCTCAGACCTCATCCCGTACGCCCGCAACAGCCGGACGCACTCCGAGGCCCAAGTCACCAAGATCGCGTCATCGATCAAGGAGTTCGGGTTCATCAACCCGGTGGTGACGGACGGCAAGAATGGCATCGTGGCGGGCCACGGGCGCGTCCTGGCGGCGAACAAGCTGGGACTGAAGGAAGTGCCGTGCGTTGAGGCGAGCCACCTCACGGAGGCCCAGAAGCGCGCGTATGTCATTGCCGACAACCGGATGGCGCTCGATGCCGGATGGGACATCGATCTGTTGAAAGTCGAACTCGGCGACTTGCAGGGCATGGACTTCGATCTCTCCCTCACCGGCTTCGATCCCGGCGAACTTGAGAACTTCCTCGCGGAGAAGACCGATGGCCTGACCGACCCGGATGCGGTGCCGGAAACGCCAGCCAATCCGGTGACGGTGCTGGGTGACGTTTGGCTGATGGGCAAGCATCGGCTGATGTGTGGAGACTCGACCGTTGCAACTGATGTCGATGCGCTGCTGGCTGGCGTCAAGCCGCACTTGATGGTGACTGATCCGCCTTATGGTGTTGTCTATGATCCGAACTGGCGCAACGAGGCCGACAGAGCGAACGGCAAGAAGATCGGTGCTAGTGCTATCGGCAAGGTCATGAACGATGACAAAGCCGACTGGCGCGAAGCATGGGCGCTGTTTCCCGGCGATGTGGCATACGTTTGGCACGCTGGTCTTTACGCTGGCGTAGTGGCTGACAGCTTGACGGCTTGCGATTTCAAATTGCGCTCTCAGATTATTTGGGCAAAGTCCAACTTTGCTATTGGGCGTGGCGACTACCACTGGATGCATGAACCGTGCTGGTACGCAGTCAAGGAAAAGGCAGTCGGGCATTATGGTGGCGACCGGAAGCAAACCACGCTCTGGAAGATCGATAAGCCGCAGAAATCCGAAACCGGCCACGGCACCCAGAAGCCAGTGGATTGCATGAAGCGCCCGATTGAGAACAACAGCAATCCCGGCCAGGCGGTCTATGAACCCTTCTCCGGTTCCGGCACCACGATCATCGCTGGCGAAATGACAGGGCGCTCAATCTACGCAATGGAACTCGACCCAAAGTATTGCGATGTCATCGTCAAACGCTGGCAAGACTTCACCGGCCACAAGGCAACGCTCGAATCCACCGGCCAGACATTCGAGGATGTCGCTTCCAGCCGATACGATTGGAAGAAAGACAGCTCCGCATCATATGACGTTGCCATAGCCGAAAAACGCAAGGAACTTGAGGCATCGACATGACCGAAGAAACCAAAGGCAAGCTAGGCCGCAAGCCTCACGCACCGACAGACGCGCAGCGCCAGCTAGTCTCGCTGCACGCAACGGTCGGCACCACGCACGAGAGCATTGCCGAAATCCTCGGCATCCACAAAGAGACGCTTTACAAGTATTATTCCGCCGAACTGAAGCAAGCCAGGGACAAGGCCAACGCAACCATCGGCGGTGCGCTATTCAACAAGGCCAAGGCTGGCGATACAACTGCCATGATCTTCTGGCTCAAGACGCGCGCGCGCTGGCGCGAAACCGTGGACATCTCCAACGAGGATGGATCGCTGAGACCGGAGCCAGTCGCTGCCGCCGTCCTTGCTGCGCTCAACAAGATTTACGATGACGCCGAGTGAACATCGAGCCGCCAACCATCAACGGCTCTACAAGTTCGCCCGCACGATCTACCGCGCCCGCACCAATCAGGACATGCTACCGAACAGGCATCAGCGGGAAATCTGCCGTAGCCTCGAGCAGGTCTTCGCCCACCGCATCAAGCGGCTCATCATCAACGTGCCGCCTCGATCCGGCAAGACCGAGATTGCCGTCAAGGCATTCATCGCCTGGACCATCGGCCTCGTGCCTGATGCCGAATTCATCCACGCCAGTTATTCAAAGCGCCTCGCCACATCCAACGCATACGACATCCGCGCCATGATGCAGCACGAGACCTATCGATCAATATTCCCGTGGGTATCGCTCCAAGACGATAGCAAGGCAAAGGATGAGTTTCGGACCTCACACGGCGGCATCGT